TACTTTCTGTTGTGAATATTTCAAATACACCCAAGTTTAATGATGTTGAACCACCATTATGCAATGATAATGTGATTGATGCTGTGGAACCAGTTTCCTCAACACCCTCGAATACAAATGAATCACAGTCACAAGTTGGCTGTGGCTCTTCACCACTTTCCTGGGATATGGTCAAGCTCTGACACGTTGTACCACTCAGTGATAAGTTCAATGTTGCAGTTCTGCTTGAGCTAGTATTTGCCGATACATTCGCAATAACTGAACCTGTTGTTGACCATGTATCATAGGTATGATTTCCAATTGCAATCCAGTTATAGGTTGCAGCAGATGTTAGGTCTGGCTTTGTGCAACCTGTATATGAGAATGTAACTGATGTTGCAGCACTGGAAACTGTGAACGCTGTTGGTGAATAGGTAAAGTCAGCACATGTGCATGAGGTAATACCTTCACACTCCTCAAGCGTTGAATATGATGCTATTGGGTCACCAGATGGAGCTGTGACAGCTGGGGTAACATCTTCCCATGTCACCCCGTTGTCCAGGCTCACTTGCTCTTTGTAAAGATAATATTTCTTGTATATCATAATTCTGTGTTTTATGTGTTAAGGTATCGCTTGGATTCGTGAAGCATAATTAGACCAGCCACTCGCAGATTTGTAAGCGTTAACACTTCCGCTTGGGACATATATTGGACAATTGTTAGTATCAACAAACACATTTGTATTAGTTAATGTTGGCGGTGTTGTAGCGCCAATAATTACACTTGTAAGACCAGTACAATATGTGAAAGCAAAACTTTGAATTTCTGTAACCCCGCTACCAATAGTTACACTTGTAAGGCTATAACAACGTTCAAAAGAATAAGAACCAATCAGTGTCACACTATCTGGAATTATAACTGATGTAAGACCACTACAATTTTCAAAAACACTTGTACCAATGGTTGTAACCCCACTTCCTATAGTTACACTTGTAAGACTAATACAATTTTTAAAGGCAGTTAAATCGACTGTTCTTACACTATCTGGGATAATCACACTTGTAAGACTAGCGCAATTATTAAAAGTTTTATAGCCAATTCTTCCTACACCACTAGGAATATTTACAGATGTAAGTCCGCTACAATTATAGAAGGCACTACCACCAATGCTTGTAATACTATTAGGTATAGTTACGCTTGTAAGGCCAGTACTCCCCATGAAAGTGTCATATCCTATAGTTTTTACACAATCACCAATCACCACACTTTCAACTGAACTTGTATATGCAGAAACCTCTCCACTTGTTATTGCACTTGAAGCATCACATTCAGCAGTAACTATGCTTGAATCACTTAATGTTAGCTTAAACTTTCCGTCTATTGGTGTTGGAGGTACATATCCACAGTCTGTTGATTGAGATTCAATGAGTGTGCTTGCACTATATTCTTCTGGTATTACCACCGTCCAAGTCTCTCCGCCATCTGTTGACTGTTCTTTGATATTGTTCTGGTATTTATCATATCCAACACAAGTCCATCCGCTTGGTGTCCATCTGTACTGAACTGCTGGCTCTTCTCCCACACATACGGTATCCTCTGTCTGAACCCAACGATAGATTGGTTCTATTGGGCATCCACAGGCTGGGTCACACTCCTCCTTCATGACAGGTTCTTGTGTGCCGTCAGCATCGATTGATGTTATCCCCAGGTCAATGAGTTCATCACCGATTATCTCGTATTTTCGATATAAGTAAAAGCTTGAATATTCGTTATCCATATTTTGTTTTTGCTTTATATAAAACATGAAATCACCAGCTTCGTGTTTAATGAAATGTTTAGCACAATGGGAAATATAATCAAGAAAGACGGAAAGATATGGCTGGAGGAAATCCAGACATCAGATGGTAGACACAGGAGGCTCATATACCTGGGAGAGGATACACCTCCAGAGACTCCAAAGAAAAAGAAAACAAAAAAAGAGAGTAGCAAATAAAACTACTCTCTTATTTTTTTGTTATTGGAAACCAATTAACCAGTTACAACTGTGATAGCTGTGCTAGAAAGTGGCATTACACTCTCAGCAACATTTGCAGAAAGGGTAATCTCCAATCCGTTGTTATCAGCTGAACCAGTCAATGTTGCAGCAGAAGCCTCAAGACCAGCTGTTCTACCAAGCATCAAGTATCCACCGTCTGCTGTCTTAACAACAACTGCGAAACGACCAAGTGAGAGGTCATCGAAGTCGATGTGCAAGCAAGCGTCATACTTATTTGCGATGCTGAAGGTAAGTGTGTGAGTTCTGTACTTTGCGCCCTGGTCAGTTACAACCAACTCGTCAGTAAAGGTTACTGAATTCTTTGCAGGCTCAATGTGATAGAACTTTGTTGCAGCAGAAGTCTCTGGGTCTGTTGCCATAGTAATTGAACCAACTTCCTCGCAGCTTCCAGTAGTTGAAACGGTAGTAGAAACATCAGCATAGTTTGCAATGTAGATGTCCTTTACCTCAGCGAGCTGGTATCCGCAAGAAGAAGTCTTCAAAATATCTCTAGTAAGTTTACAATTTGCCATAATATATTATGTTTGTTTTGTTAATTTATTTTTCTTTCTTAAACGGAGGGTGAGCCGTATTGCCCACACCTCCAAAAAGTACATATGTTAAGTTTAAGACAAATGAGCTTTAATTACTCTGCCAATACAAACAACTCTGGAAGGATTATTCCAACAGCGATGTTAGAGATAGCGATTACTCTGAACATGTTGTCACCTGTGGTATCACGAAGGTTAATGAGCTTGTACTCAAGATGAGAATCGAAGGTATCATAACCCAATACCAAGTTTCTTGCAGGGCCGAAAATCATCTTACCCTTAGAAATCATACTAGGAACAATCTCGAAGCCCATTACGTAGATTCTACCATTCTCACGTCCCCAGTTAGCGAATACCTGGTTAGTAGAGTTAGGGCAACATACCTTACCAAGAGCAACCTCAAGAACTCTAAGGTCATTGTGGTTCATGAACAACTTGTAACCCTCAGTGTCAACTTCAGCGTTGTTAGCAACCTCAAGACCCTTCATGATGATAGCCTCAACCTGTGCAATTGCGTTATCAACAGTGAAAGCAGAAGCAGTAACCTTAGTTACACCAGTGTTCTCGTGAAGCTGTTTCTCAACACCGTCAGCAGCCTTAAGATAAACCTTAGTTGTAGCTGTTCTAGCTGTGTCACCGCCCCAGAAGATTTCCTGGTATTCCTTTGACATCTTCTGACGAAGCTTACCGAAGTACCACTCACCGAATGTCTGTGGGATTCCGCCACGTAAAGAGATTTCAGTCTGGTCTACAAGGAAGGTATTCCAGAAAGTGTCAAAACAGTTTTCCTGGTTGACCTTGATTGCTGATGGCTCAATATAAGCCTCTGCAAGAGATGCACTACCAGCTGGGGTGAATGGACAAGTATACAACTGCCATGCATCACCAATTTCACCTGTATAGAGCTTCATCTTACCTTTTACACCGTCCATGAAGGTGATTCCATACTGTCTCATATCGATGTCATAGATATCCTTTGAGAATATCTCCTGGGCTTCCTTACCACAGTATGTGATGTTTGATAAATCAATGAAATTAGCCATATTAATATGTATTAATTTTGTAAATTATTATTTTCCTTTGTTTTAAACATGAATGTCAATTTTTATCCAAGATAGCTACGCATTTGTTCCCTCCATGCGCTGTATGTGTCAGCAGCATTTGGCTTTGCATTAACGTTAACTGGAGCTGCTGAAGGCTGTTTGCTCATCTCCTTCAGTTTGTTATTAAGTTCACCATTACTCTCCTTCAGTGCCGCAATCTCTTCCTTCAAGCTGTTAATAAGCTCCTCAAGATGATTGTCCTGTGGCTCTGGAGCTGGCGCAGGTTCTGGTTCAACCTGTGGCTCTGGCTCTGGTTTAGGCTCTTCCACTACAGGAGCTGGCTCTGGTTTAGGTTCTTCTACAACAGGCTCTGGCGCTGGTTCAGCAACAGGAGCTGGTTCTGCCTCCAAGTCAATGTTGGTAGGCTCAATCTCTACAGGTTCTTCAACCTTTTCCTCTTCCTTCTTTGAAGTGAAGAATTCTTTCAATACGTTCCTTAGTTTATCAAGAAACATTTCCTCATTTGTATTATCCATATTATTATTTGAATTTAATTCTTCTACTTGTTTTTCAAAATCTTCTACCCCCACGATGGCTTCAATTGAAAAGCCATGGTATTTACCTTCTTTCACGGAGGCCCAGATTTCATCATTCTCACAGTAGCAACCGATAAACCAGCTTCCAACTGGGAGGCTTGGGTCAAGACCTAAAGCTATACTTTTATCGGCTTGCATATCCTCTTTAATCCAAGATTCCGTAATCGTTAAACCTTCAACCTCATCCTTGTGAGCTTCAGTCCAATTTGCCTGGAATCCCATCTTGAAATAATTCTTTGAAATCTTGTCAATTGCCTCTCTATCAAACTCAAGGTAGTATTCCTCATCTTCTGTTCTACGATAGATTGGGAATGAAGGTCTTAATGCACAACCGTAAATCATTCTACGTTCACCCTCAACACCAACAAACTTCTCCAACTTCTGTTCTGAGAAGAACTGGAAGTCAGATTCTACCGCTGGGCTGTTAACAACGCTGAATGCCAAACCAAGACTTTCATCTGGTGATACTTTATATCTCTTGATTTTTTTCTTAGTCATATATTTTGAATTTTAATATTTTTTATATATCTTTGCATTAAACATGAAAAATAAACAAAAAGAATAAATTATGAGTAGAGAAATCGAAGAGTGGAGACCAGTTGTTGGTTATGAAGGTGGATACGAAGTTAGCGATTGGGGTAGAGTTAGAAGCCTTAAATATAAAAGAAAACGTATCCTTTATCAGTATCCATCTACCGCTATATATTATCTAGTAGCATTATCCAAAAACGGTAAAGTTCG